CATTTCATTAAGGGTAAATCCCCACCACCTTATCAAAAAGAAAGGAGAAAAGGTCGTGACTAGGTCACTTCCACGTGCCGATATCGACGAACCCGCTTGCGGGGACGAAGATATTCTTCTTCACGTACTTGATCCTATCGCGAATTGAGTAACCGTCTGACGACGGCTGAAAGAATTGCGACAAGACGGCGACTTCGTAATGCTTGAATGAGAACCGCAGTGACTGCGGAACCCACACGCTTACTGTCCATCCGTCCCATCCCCACTTCGCTCGCTTCGCCCACTCTCCCGAGGGAGAATGAACGCAGCTTGCGACGGAGGATGGTCCTCGTACGCGAAGGTGATCCGGTAGCCGGTGAACCAAACTACCCCAAAGCTTGCGAAAGCGACGATGACGATTAAAACCGTCAGCATAGCGACTAGCAAGCCGAGAGACTTGGTTAACCAGTCGAAGAGTTCCCGAAGCATTAAGCTTATCTTTCCAATAGATTGGCGTCACTTGGACGCCGTTAAAGTAGTCACCTCCGCACGACTCCCGAAAGGGGCCAGTAACGAATGACTTCTTACTATTCAGAATAAAGCCACATGCGTTGAGCAACTCAACGATTTCTGAGCTGGACGTTGTAGGGACGACTAGGTCGTCCCCGTATACGGAACATTCCGAACCGCATACAGACCAGCAGAGCGCGTAGAAGATTATACTCTCGAGTTCGAAGGTATAACCATTACCCATGCTAGACCACTTCTCGGCGGAGTGCCACTTCTTATCAAGGAAGTACATACCGCTTCGGAGCCGTTCTAGCACGGCTACCCACTCAGCTGGCCATAGCAATCTCACCAGCTCATAAGCTACTGTATCACTGGCTGACTGCAGATCCAGAGTCGCCCAGTATCCCGTGAGGGACCCTAAGCGAGCGAGTGTTTGATTCACCGACTGATCGTCGAGATCCACACCCGCAGCGTGGAGTGCGCGCCGAAGCACGCGTCCCATGCCTTTCTGGTAGAAGACGTTCCACCGCGGTTCAACCGCTATGGTTCGCCTTGTCTTGCAGTCTTTGGGCACGAATGCGACCTTGTTACCCGGCACACGATCAGAGTGAACCGACCGCGTGTTGATGTCCCACTGGAACACAGTCCCCAACGATGAGTTGGAGGCCATGAAGTCCAGAAAAACGGAACATCCCCGAGTAACGGACCCAGGGTTGGCAAGTTTATTGTACGCGGCTGTAAAGCCAGCGTTCGTACTCAAGTCAGCACCGGGGCCGAAGCCGCAGTGGTCCAGGAAGTCGTACGGACTAAACCGTTTCAGCATATCACGGATTTTCCATCGCGCCCGATTTATTCGGGCTGCGACGCCGGGGGAAGCAAATGAAGCTGTCCCAGCCGAGATATGCCTAAGCAGCTCGTTCGTACGGCCGCACTGGGCCTCAGCGGCCCGAAAGCTATCCAACGCTACCTGCTTCTTATCAAAGGAAGTAGGCAACCACTCGCTCTTTTGAAGGAGTCGGGTGGCCTGATAGGCTCCGAAAAACCTATCGTCGTTGTCATAGTCTTCGGGAACCGCGCGAAGAGCGACGATGTCATCGTAGTGTCCGTACCGTAGCATGATGCAAACGGTCAGGGCACGCGGACAGTCGAGAAGAGTCAGAAGTTGCTGAGCAACGTCCAACTCATGGTTGGGCTGAGCCTTGGCCATTGTACGACTCCTAGGTTAGTAGGGACGCTCGAACTCTTCCACAGCCTTCTGGACGGCTGCGTTCGTCATCATGTTTTTGACGAACGCCAGCACGTCCTTTCGGTTCTGCAGAGTGCTCCTGATCGGAAAGACCAGTTCGATCTTGCCGACGCACGTGTACGCCACCTTCGGGGAAGGGGTGTACCCGCCGTCGGAACCGGACACGGTCTCGAGGATCGGGAGGAGAACCTTCGTCGTCACCTTGTTGGCGGAGTCACCCAGGCCGACAGCCATCGTGACCGTGGGCATCCCGACGCTGATGCCGCTGGACCGGTCGGTCCAGCTTGCCAGCGTCGAGGTGCAGTCCTGCGGTGCGAAGGTCTTGTTGACCGGGGTGGTCTCGCCGTTGGCGAGGACGAGGTTTGCGATTGCAGCCAACGAAAACTCCTTAAGAGTGAAGTAGCACAGTTAGCGAGCGGTTTTAAAGCTCGCCAGAACACCGGTGAGAAGCGCAAGCGCATTCGCCACACGGAGCTCTGTGAAGGGTGAATCCTCAAATGAGGGAAAGACGGGCCTTGGCAGCGACAGTAGCAACTCGCGGTCCAGCCGGTGAGACTTGAAAAACGTCCCACCAAATGGTCCCTGCTTGTTGATTCTGCCGGAGCCAGCGTCTCGCCATTCTCTCACCACAGGTGACACCGTTCCCACTTGGAGCGAGAACTGTGTAACTAGCCCTCCTTGGAAGACTAGTCCCGAGTCGTAGTTAGTCCGACGCAAGAAGTCACCAACTGGTAGGAACCAATCCACGACGAAGCTGTAGGGAACAAGTTCCCAAGCAAACGTCAGCGGATCGGTGATTCCCAGCTGGCTATTGTTGCGTATTACGTCGTTATAAACGAAGTAATCAAGGATACAGGATCCGTCAGTGCGGCCACTTTCAAAGTGCCACGTCATCAGATCCCCTAACGCCACGACTCCGGGCGCCGTTGCCGTATACGATGCGATAACCTCGCTGACCCGACCCGACCTGGCACGAAGCCTGGTCGGTCGACCAAAAGCCGCTTGAGCATAATGCTCAGCTGCGCCTTTGATGTCGGATAGCAGAGGTTTCCACCCGTATTGAGCTGCAAGCCAATCCTTAGCAGGTACTCCGGACATCCTACGCAAACCACGACCCTCTGGAAAATCCAGAGCTCTTCGCAGTTCACGCAAGTCGCCCTTCTTAACTGCATAGGCGGCACGCGTTAAGCGTTCGATACTCCCCTTGATAAGGGAGAGTGTCTTATTGCGCTCGGCGAACGCGACGGCCAGGTTGAACTTCTGGTCCTGAACCCGGTCAATCGACCTGTTGATCGCCCTCTGCCTCACAGACGGTGCGTGACGCACGTCGCCCATGAGATAAGGACAACCAGTGGGTAGCGGAAAGCCCCGAAAAACGTAGTCGATACTGTCCCAGTTAGCCGGGTTCACATTCGGCTGGTACCGGTAGAGATTGTAGTTACTCCTCAAAATTGTGGACTCAAACACATGATGGGCGTTGTAGCGCTTCACCTTGGGAAACCCAGGTGTTGTGCTACCCGTCCATTCACGGTAGTAGTCACGCAAACTAAAGGGGTACGCAGTCACTCCGCCGTTCCAGCTTGTGTAGTACTCGGTGTGGGTGTGGTATCGTTCTTCCGGATTGGGTCTCATCGCTTATCACCCCGAATGAATGGTTCTGGCGACATGCCAGGCTGCCATCCACTCACCCCGCTCCACCATACCTAGCCTGAGGCCTAGCATGGTAAAGAGCGGTTCGTTACGGCTCTCACGAGCCGTCAGAGATCCCCCGTGTCTACGGGGCTGCTCCTAGCTGACTACCTTGGCGCGCACACGAACGAGGGAAACTTCCCCCAAGCGTGAACGCCGATCACCTTAGAAACCGTCAAGTGAGACTCGTGAAGACCAACCAACTCCTCGGAGAGGAGCGGCAGGTCCCGCGCAGACTCATAATGACGGAAACAAGGAAATTGTCTCTCGCCGACTATCCGCCGGAGACTGACACACGGCCCCACCTCGTCCACTTCCGTGTACAAGGTGAATTCCGTGTGCTGGTCACCCAGCGAGTAGTTGTTGAGATATGACAGGTAGACAGCAGCCGCTATCGCCCTCTTTTGGAGGGTTCTAGCGGTCCAGGACCTAGCGTACGCATCGGCGTTCACTAAGTCACGGACCAAAGATCGATGCATGTGAAATGCATTGACAGAGGCGTTGACGTACCAAGACTTGCGTTTCTCATAGAGAACGGACTCGGCCTGTTCAGGCCTACTACCGTACTCGATGGTAATACAGTTCAAAGTTACGCCGACGACCTCACCAGCATGACGCTGGCCCGACTCAAGAGTCGGGAATAATTGGTCCAAAGGCTTGAAAACGTTCGACATGATTGCTAGTTCCTTAGAGGAGGGCCCCGAAG